GAAACAGAAGTTAAAGTAGGTGGATTTACATTTAAAGGGTGGTACATTGCTGCCGCCCTGCCAATACTAGGATCTCTTAGTGGCGGTATATATTACGGATATGATACACTTCAAAGATTCTATGCTGTGGAATCAGGTATAGAAACAGTTGTAAGCAAGTCAAATTCATTTGATAGTAAAGCAGGTGAGTTGAGCTCTAGAATACAAACAATAGAACAGGCGGTGGCAGACAATGATGTACGTGGACTTAATACGAGGTTGTCAACGATTAGCACACAGATGCAAACAATCTTGGAGCAACAGAAAGAGTTGCTTGACTTACGTAGTCAGGTTGAGAGATCGACTGGGATCACTGATAGTCTGGGCGATAAGCTTGACAAATACCAAACTGAAATAGATGACATATGGAACGCATATGACTCACTAGTAGAGAACCCATTACAGTAAAGGAGATATATTATGGCAGCAACCCCGAATAAAGGTAAAGCTAAAGTAAAAGTTACTGCAAAAGGTAAACGAGTTAGCTATGGTCAGGCAGGTAAAGCTAAAGATGGTAGCAGAAGAGTACAACCTAGTAGTAAAAAAGGTGATGCCTACTGTGCAAGGTCCCTTGGACAAAAGAAACGTTCACCGGCAGCAGCTAAAAATCCTAACAGCCCATTAAACTTAAGTAGAAAGAGATGGAAATGTTCAGGAGCTAAATCAAAGAGGTAATCATGGCAGTTAAGAAAACCAAGAAAGATGCTTGCTACAAAAAAGTAGCCAGGGCTATGCCTAAAAATTCTGCATACAGATCAGGACATATGGCTAAGTGCCGTAAGGTTGGTGCTAAGAACTACGGTAAAAGTAAGAGGAAATAATATGGCAGTACGTAAGACAGCTAAAGGTGCCTCTCTTAAAAAATGGTTTAAAGAAGACTGGCGTGATGTTAAGACAGGTAAACCTTGTGGTCGATCAGGTAAGAATGATAAACGTAAAAGTTATCCTGCTTGCAGACCCAAGGCTGTAGCCTCTAAAGTAAAGAAATCCGATACTAAAAAGAAAACAGGACCTAAAGCAATAAAGTGGTCTGTTACTCCCTCTGGAAAGAAAAGGAAAAAATAATGTTATGTAGTAAGAAAAGCCCTATGATGGCTAAAAGAAAGAAACCATTTAAACACTGTGCTAATTGTAAAACAAAAATGGCTTGCAAGAGAGCAGGTAAATGTGTAGGTAAAAAGAAATAGTTTATTACCACTAGGAAAAATTATGGACAGCAAAATGAAAGAAGAAAGGGCGCAGTTGGAAGCTCTTAGAGAGTTAAAGAGAAGAAAAAATCTAAAAGATTACTCTGAAGACTTTGAAAAATTTTCTGAAGAACAAATAAGAATTATTACTAAAGACGCTACTAAAGGTTTTGTGCCATTTAAATTTAATGAAGCTCAATCTATTATTAACGAGGCTTTAGAAAAACAAAGAAAAGAAACAGGTAAGGTTAGAGCTATAATACTTAAGGCTAGACAACAAGGTATATCTACCTTTTGTGCTGGAAGAGTATTCTGGAAGACTTACTTTCAGCAACACACTAGATCTGTTGTGATGGCACATGATAGTGCTACATCAGATTCTTTGTTTAGTATGAGTAAAAACCTGATTAAGAATATGGAAAAAGGGTTACAACCTAAGTTAGAAAAAACGAACGCAAAAGAAATTTCAATTCAAACTCCGGCATACCCTGATTCAGAGGCAGTTGGATCATACCGTCTGTACACTGCTGGTTCACCAGAGGCTGGAAGAGGGACTACACCTACTATACTACATGGATCAGAAGTTGCATTCTGGCAACATGATGCTAAGATACTTGCTGGGCTATTCCAAGGTATATCACAATCAGATGGTACTGAAGTTATTATTGAGTCAACAGCTAACGGTGCATCAGGTGAATTTTATAGGTTGTATCAAGCGGCAGCTGCAGGTGAGTCTGATTATATAGCTATCTTTATTCCTTGGTTTAAAACTATAGAATATAAAAGAGAAGTACCTGAAGGATTTGAATTAACATTTGAAGAAAAAGATTATAAAGAAAAGTATGACTTAACAGATGAACAACTATACTGGAGACGATTAAAGATCGTAGAAGGTGGAGTAGATAAGTTTAGACAAGAGTATCCTGCTAATTCAGAAGAAGCCTTCTTGGTTTCTGGTGCATCAGTATTTGACTCAGAGAAAATAAACTCATTTAAACCTACACCACCAATTGCATTAAGAGGCTATAATGATGATCTCGGTTCTTTTGATGACAGCCCTAGAGGTAATCTAGAAATATGGATACCACCTGATTGGCAAGACAATTATATTATAGGGGCTGATGTTGCTCTTGGTGTTAAACAGGATTATAGTACAGCTATAGTTATGAACACTAAAGGTCACATCTGCGCTATGTATAGAGATAATACGGTAGATCCTACTTTATATGGTGAACATTTATTTTATCTAGGTAGATATTTTAATAACGCACTGTTAGCAGTAGAATCTAATAGTATGGGTGTAGCTACATTACAAAGACTCAAACAAATGAGTTATGTTAATATGTATTATGAAACGAAAGCAGCTAGGTTAAGCTCAGAAGAAGGTCAAACTCCTGGATTCAGGATGACACACGGAAGTAAACCTAGAGTTATTGGTCAGTTAAAAAATGCGGTAGAAGAAGAAGACATTTGGATTCCTTCTAAAGTAATACTAGCTGAAATGAAAACATATATATCTACACCATCAGGTAAAACAGAAGCGTTACAAGGACATCATGACGATACTGTTATGGCATTAGCTATTACCTGGGAAGCTTATCGTACTAACATAGATAAATTATCAAATCAAAAAGTCGATTGGAGACAAAAGAACTTTGTCAACACTAATAATGAGGATTGGATTTAATGGCTAAAACAAGCAAACAGATAGAAGACGTTAGGGCTAGAATGATGAAAGACCCAAGACAAGCTAACTTTGCTAAGCACATGATTAATCCTGCTACTGAAGAAGGTCAAGAGAAAATAAAAAACTTTCAGGCAGCAGGAGTTAAGGCTTCAGCAGAGGCTCGTAGACTAAAGAAAGAACGTGACGCTAGAATTAAAGAGAAAGCCGCTGAGATGGCTGAGACTTTAGAAGCACTTAATGTTGTTGCACAAGATCCTTTGGATGTAATGAAATTGCTAATGCATGAAGCAATGGAAGCAGGTGATCGTGAAGAAGCATTTAAGATAGCTAAAGAACTAGGCGAATATAAAGCACCTAAGAAAACAAGAGTGGAAACTGTCAACACAGAAAAAACTAGTGCAGACTTAAGTGTAGAAGAGTTAGAAGAATTAGCTCAACTTAAAAAAGATTTAGGAGGACAATAATGGCTATTTATAGACCTTCAAAAGGTGTTAAACAAAAGAATGGTAAGGTCTGGGACCCTACTAAGAAATCTAAAAATTCAGCTACTTATGGACGTGATAACGTTAAAGAACATAAAGAGCCAGAGCTTGTCCGTGCCCATCGTGAAGAATGGCGAAAAGAGGGTAAAGACGGACTACACAGTTGAACCTCATGCTGTCCTTTAGGTTTTCGGGGTACCTTTGGTTCAAAAACCCCGTACTAGAATACATGCCCATATGGGTGCTAGATTGATAGGAGGCCTTATATGGGCGATTATATGAGTGGTTACCGTGAAAAAGTAACTGACGACCAACTAATAAACTTAATTGATACAGGTGTATCTAATTCTGCTGGAGACTTTTTAAACTCTTCTGAGTTAGCTAACGATAGATTACAGTCTACTTACGAATACGCTGGATTACCAGCAGGGCATCTTAGTCCTAATGGTGTATCTAAAATTGTTTCATCAGATACTACAGAAACAATAGAAGCTTACTTAGCAATTATCTCAGAACTAATGTTTAACAACAACAGATTAGCTAAATTTAAATCTTGGACAGCCTCACCAAGCGCTATTGCAGCAGCAAATGACGCTTCTGATTTAGTTAACTATACCATATTTAAAAAGAATAATGGTTGGGAATTAATGAATACATGGGTAAAGTCTGCTTTACTATGGAAGAACTCTATTATCCGATGGGATTTTGTAGAAGATATTTCTACCAGCTTTGAAGAGTATGATTCACTTACTGAAGAATCATTAGATCTTAAGCTATCAGAGAAAGACATAGAAGTAGTAGGTGAGTTAAACTTTAACCCAGCAACTAACAGTTATGAAGATGTAAGATTAAAAAGATCTTATGATATGTCTAGAGTTAAGATTGAAAATGTTCCACCGGAAAACTTTCTTATATCAAGAGACGCAAGCTCTATTGAAGATGCAAACTTTGTAGGTGTTCAAATAGAAATGTCTAGATCAGATATACGTAAAATGTATCCTGAGATGGCAGAAGAAGTATCTGACTGGTCTGAATTACCTAGTTCAGGTGAAGAACATTCTAACTACTCTGAAGATGTAGCTGTACGTAAACGTGTTACCGGACAAACATATTGGTCTGGTGCAGGAGACGATACTTACGACATGCTTGAGGCTAATATAAATGTAGCTGTAACAGAGTGTTGGATTAAGGTTGACCGTGATGGTGACGGTATAGCAGAACTTAAACATATTATCACAGCAGGTAGTACTATACTACATGAAGAAGATTGTAGTTACGTTCCACTAGCCTCATTAAGTCCATTTGAGATACCTTATGAATTCTACGGTTTATCTATTGCAGATATGACTAGATCTACTACACTTACATCTACTGCTATACTACGTGGTTTTGTAGAGAATACTTATTTAAGTAACTACTCACCTAAGTTAGCAGATCCTAATGTTGTAGACTTTTCTGCCTTACAGAATATGAGACCTAAACAGATTATACCTACTAACGGTAATCCTGCAGGTGCAGTTTCAGATCTTCCACCAAGCACTATAAGTGCAGGTACAGTTCCTTTATTACAACACTTGCAAGTACACAAAGAACAAGCTACAGGTATGTCTAAAGCGGCACAAGGACTTAACGACGAACTATACGTTTCAGGTAACAGTGAAATGAAGTTAAATCAAGTTATGTCTGCTAGCCAAAAGAGAATACAACATATCGCTAGAAAGTTTGCTGAAGGTGGATTCAAAAGACTATGTGAAGGTGTTTACAAAACTATTCAAGACAACATGGATGAAGTAAGTATTATGTCTGACAGAAGAGGAGCAATCCTTGATGTCAATTTAAAGAACTTACCTAAAAACATGGAATTAGAAGTTGATGTAGATTTAGGTGAAAACTCTAATGCTAACAAAAGAGATAAGCTTATGTTATTAGCATCTCAGTTAATACCTATGCTTAAAGACTCCGGACAAGGTATGATGATTAAGCCAGATGCAGTAGCTAATATTGCTTTTGACTTAGTTAATACTCTTGATCTTAAACCAGAACAGTATCTTGTAGATCATACTACTAAAGAATTTTTAGATAAGGCTAAAAAGGCTATGAGTGTAAGTGAAGAAGAGAAAAAGAAAAACAAGGAGATTGCGGCTCGTGTTGAAGAATCTAAAGCTAAGCAAGCTGAAGCTAACTCAGTTTATACTAAAGTGCAAGCAGATAATGCTCTACAAGATAACATTAGGCAAACAGCTATTGCATTGGATCGTCATGGTCAAGAATGGGCTCGTCTCAAGACTGCGGCAATTAAGGCAGAAGTTTCGCCAGACCATCTTCCGACTCCGGGAAATATGGATGAAATAATGATGAAGGCAATGGAGATAGTTAAGTCTATCGAAGCAGCACCATCAGGAAAAGAAGGTGGTTCACTAGACGACATGGTGAAACAAATGGGTATAGACCCAGCACAAGCTGTGCAATTAATACAACAAGCAATGGGAGGCGGGCAATAGCCCCCTCTCTTAACCACACCTCTACCCTCACGGATGATGTGTTAATAAGGTAAATTATGGAAAAATATAGAGAAGCAGGTGACAAGAG